GAATGGTTATCATCAGTAAGTACAATATTAGAAGGGAGGATATCTGCGGGAAGGGACTATAGTAAACTTTATTTAACCTTAGCTATTGACTTTTAGTCAAAAGTATGGTATAATATTAGTATAGTTAGTTACAAAACTAAAGATTCACCTGAAGAGCCTAACACTCAGACAACTCTTTAATTATCACCTTTAAAGTAACAGTAAAGTTTCACACCTAAAGTAATTACCTTATTGATAATCATTATCGTTATCAACGAAGGAAAGAACTTTAAGTCAACTTTAAGTTATCTTAGACTAGTCTTAAGTTAGGAAGTTTATGTCATTAACCTTCGTAGAAGGGAAAGACCAAAATAAAAAAGGACTAGTCTATGAGACCAGATGATAAACGAAGATTAAATAAAGGAAACCCTAAGTTAAAGAAGGGGGTTGTCTTAAACCCTACAGGGAGACCTAAGGGTAGTGTCAATAAGTATACTGCCTTAAGTAGAGAGTTGATGTCTACTAAAGGTCCAGAGATTGTAGAGAAGGTAATTGAGATGGCTCTAGAAGGTGATAGGACTTGTCTCAAGATGTGTATGGATAGAATCCTACCTACGACTAAAGCTGTAGAGCTTAGGTCTTCAGAGGATAAGGGGAATGTAGTCATCAATATTGGTGGTCTAGAAGCTAAGGTAATAGAAGCAGAAGAGAAAGAACCATTGACTTATGAAGATGGTGTCGTCATTGAAGACGAAGCTCTAGATGCTAAGATAATAAGTGTGGCTTCTAATGAGTAGAGAACTAGACGTAAAGTTACACCCAGCACAGCTAGAGATATTTAATAGTAAAGCTAGATTTAAGGTTGTATCTGCTGGTAGACGTTTCGGTAAGTCTAGACTAGCTGCTTGGATTCTAATCATCAAGGCACTACAATCAGAGAGTAAGGATGTCTGGTACATTGGTCCTACATTCCAACAATCTAAAGAGATTATGTGGGGGATGTTGAAGGAGTTGCTTCAGGGTACTGAGTTAATAGCTCAGACATATGAAAATACAGCTACTATTATTCTGACTAATGGTCGTAAGATTAGTCTAAAAGGTAGTGATAGACCTGATACATTACGTGGTGTTGGTCTATACTATGTGGTACTAGATGAGTATGCTTCTATGAAGCCAGATGTGTGGGAGAAGATTATTAGACCTACACTAGCAGATGTAAAAGGTGAGGCCTTATTTATCGGTACACCTGAAGGTAAGAATCACTTCTACGATATTTGGTTAGAAGCAGATAAAGAGAGTAATAAAGATTGGGAGGCCTTTCAGTTTAACTCAACTGATAATCCTCTAATCGACCCTGAAGAGATTAAAGTAGCTAGGGAGACTATGTCTACCCAAGCATTCAGACAGGAGTTCGAGGCTAGTTTTGTTTCATTCACTGGTGGTATATTTAAGTCAGGGTGGATTAAGACTGATGAGGAAGAACCTAAAGAAGGTAATTATGTAGTAGCAGTTGACCCTGCAGGCTATGAAGATGTGGAGAAAGGCCGTGGTCTTAAGAGTTCTAAATTGGATGAAACTGCAATCGCTATCGTTAAAATCGATGGTGACCATTGGTGGGTTAAAAATATACTTCACGGTCGTTGGTCCATTAAAGAAACCGCTAAGAAGATTTTATCTTCAGCTATTGAGAATCACGCAACGATTGTAGGAATTGAAGCAGGAGCATTAAAGAATGCTATCCTTCCTTATCTAGAAGATGAGATGAGAGTAGCAGGTAGGTGGGTACCTATTACTGATGTCTCCCACGGTGGTAAGAAGAAGACAGATAGAATTACTTGGTCTCTACAAGGTAGACTAGAACACGGAAAGATTAGTTTCAATCCAGACCCTAGCTACATTAAAGATTTAGAGACACAGTTAATTGAGTTCCCTTCGAGAGGAACTCACGATGATATTATAGATGCCTTGGCTTACATAGACCAGGTTAGTGTAGCAGACTTTATGCACACTATAGAACTAGAAGATGAATGGGAACCGTATGATGATGTTAGTGGATATTAAAGAATGAGTTATAATAATGAGAATGATTATCAAGCACTAGCTGGCTGGTTGTCTTCACGTCTAGATAACTGGAGAAACCATAGAGATAATAATTACCTAAAAGCTTGGGATGAATACTACCGTCTATGGAGAGGTATCTGGACTACTGAAGATAAGAACCGTAAGTCAGAGAAGTCTAAACTAATTACACCTGCACTTCAACAAGCAGTAGAAGCTTCAGTAGCAGAACTGGAGGAAGCCACCTTCGGTAGAGGTAAATGGTTCGACATACAAGATGATATGTTGGATAAAGAGCCTCGAGATGTAGAGTATGTACGTAACTTACTACAAGAAGATTTAGAGGGTAGTGGGGCTAAGGATGCGATATGTGAGACTTTCTTGAATGGTGCTATCTATGGTACAGGCATAGCTAAAATCATCACAGAAGAGAAGATAGAACGCAGACCAGCCGAGGTTCCTATTGAAGGAACACTGACTACTTCTAGACAATTACAAGAATATAATGTAATAGATGTAAAATTAGATGCTATATCACCTAAAGAGTTCATCATAGACCCTGCGGCTAACTCAATCAATGAGGCCTTAGGCGTAGCACACGAGGTATATAAGCCACGTTATATCTTAACCGAAGGGATGGATAAGGGTATCTATAGAAGGATGGATATAGAGTCAGATACGGACGTAGTACACGTAGGTTTTGACCCTGAGTTCCAGAATAGAGATACATCAGACTTAATAAAGATATGTGAATATTGGGGTAAAGTACCTAAGAAATTCCTAAATAAGAAGGAAACAGAGGATGACTTTGAGTATGATGAGGATGAATTAGTCGAAGCTGTAGTTACTATTGCTAATGACGAATATGTCTTACGTGCTGAAGAGAATCCATTTATGATGGAGGATAGACCTTTTATATCTTACCAACACGATATTGTCCCAAATAAATTCTGGGGTAGAGGTGTATGTGAGAAAGGCTATAACCCTCAGAAAGCTTTAGATGCAGAGATGAGAGCACGTATTGACTCTTTAGCTCTAACGACTACTCCTATGGTAGCTGCAGATGCTACTAGATTACCTAGAGGAATCAAATTAGAGGTACGTCCTGGCAAGACTATCCTTACTAATGGTGACCCTAGGAATGCTATTATGCCTCTCAACCTAGGACAGACAGACCAACATACTTATAATCAAGTACAAGCCCTACAGAATATGATTCAGATGGGTACTGGTTCCTCTGATATGGGTAGTGTAGGAGATAGGAATACTGCAGGTGGTATGTCTATGATGCAATCAGCATCTATCAAGAGACAGAAGCGTACCTTAATGAACTTCCAGAATACATTCTTAATCCCTATGATTAATAAAGCACTATGGAGAAAGATTCAATTTGATGTAGATAGGTATCCTGTAGTAGACTATAAGTTTGTGCCTTACTCTACTATGGGTATTATGGCTAAAGAGTTAGAGATGCAACAAATGGTCTCTATGTTACAGTCAGTACCTAAAGATTCACCAGCATTTAATGTCTTATTATTGGCTGTATTCCAGAACTCTAGTATGCATAACAGAGACCAGATTGTTCAGCAACTTATGCAGGGTATGCAACCTGACCCTCAACAGCAGCAGATACAACAGATAGCTATGCAGCTAGATATGAAGCAAAAGGAAGCTGATATACAGAAGACACTATCTGAAGCACAAGAAGAACAGACTAAGGCTATGAAGAATGCTGCAGAAGCAGGAACTAAACAACCTAATGAGTTAGACATACAAGAAAGATTAGTAGCCTTACAGAAAGAATTGTCTGCGATAGATAAGATTAAAGCTGAGACAGAGAATAAGAATAGTGAAACATTCAGGAATATTCCTGAGATACACCACTTACAGTCAGAGACAGCAGTGAACTATGCAAATGCAAGAAGACAAACAATTTTACCAAAATAGACTCTCACTTTGTGAGCACGATGGTTGGAGAGACTTAGTTGCAGAACTAAAGAATCTCGAAACAACTATCAATAGCTTAGATAGTGTAGAGGATTTACAAGACCTTCATTTTAATAAAGGTCAGTTAGCAGTCTTTAGACAGTTTATCTATCTAGAGGAAGCGACTAGAGCAGCGGCAGAAGAACTAGAGTATATTTAGCTCTGCCATTTTATAGTTCATCGTAAGATGGACAATCACTTCATAACCCGTATGGGCGGAGAAAACAATATGAGTAATATAGTAGTGGATGACAATCCAGGAACAGTAGAAGCAGTAGCACCAACAACAAACGAAACAGTAGAGATACAGGAATCAGAGACAATAGAACAAACTATAGCACCTGAAGAGAATATCATACCTGATAAGTTTGCTGGTAAGACTACAGAAGAAATTATAGCTAGTTATCAGAACCTCGAAAAGGAAATGGGTCGTAAGGCTCAGGAAGTTGGAGAGCTAAGAAAATTATCTGATAGTTTCTTACAAGCTGAAGTATCTAGGAATAGTCACAATCCACAACAACAACCACAAGAGGAACGACAAGATACAGATTTTTTCGAAGACCCAAATTTAGCGGTTAATCAAGCGATTGAAAATCATCCTAAGTTCCAAGAGTTCCAGCAGTTCCAGACACAGCAACTTCAAAACGCTGCTAAGGCACAGTTAGAACAGAACCACCCAGACTTTGGTGACGTAGTAAAAGATACTAAGTTTCAGGATTGGGTACAAGAATCACCGATTCGTATGCAGATGTTTCAAGCAGCAGATTCTTATAACTTCGATGCAGCTAACGAGTTATTGACTAATTGGAAAGATAGAAGTATGATTTCTAAGACACAGGAAGTAACACAACAGCAGGCACAGGAGCGAGAGTCTAAACTTAAAGCAGCTACTACAGAATCACGTGCTTCTTCTGGTTCAACAGGTGGAGGTAAGACGTTCAAGAGAGCTGATTTAATCCGCCTAAAAATGGAAAATCCTTCCAAGTATGATTCACTTCAAGGTGAAATATACCAAGCTTACGCAGAAGGAAGGGTAACGTAATATGCTATTATACACATAAGGAGAATATAAAATGGCTAATATGACTACTACTACGGTAGCTAATTTTATCCCAGAGATTTGGTCGGATGAAGTTATCGCTACTTATAAGAGCAACCTAGTTGCAGCGAACCTAGTTCGTAATTTAAACCACCAAGGGAAGAAAGGTGATACAATTCACATTCCTACCCCTGGACGTAACGCGGCTAACGCTAAAGTTGCAGATACAGAAGTAACTTACAATACAGATACTGCTGGTGATACTTCAGTTACTATTGACCAACACTTTGAGTGGACAACTAGAATTGAAGATATCGCTGAACTACAAGCATTAAACTCTATGCGTAAGTTCTATACTGATGATGCAGGTTATGCGTTGGCTAAACAAGTTGACACATCTATCATCACAGGCTTAGATGGTGCTTCTGCACTAACTGGAGGTAACTCAGTCATCACTGGTGTAACTAACTGGGATACATCTATCCTAGATGCTATCGAAGTATTGAATGATAGTGACGTTCCAGTTATGGACCGTTCTTTGTTAGTTACTCCATCTTGTATGACTGCTCTAATGAAGACAGACCGCTTCACTGAGCAACAGTTCATCGGTGATGGTAATGCAATCAAGACTGGTAAAATTGGTTCTATCTACGGTATGGACGTATATATGTCTACTAACGTAGGTACTGGTTCAACAGAGAAAGCTTTCTTACTTCAGAAAGATTCTTTGGTACTAGCGACCCAACAATCTGTACGTTCACAGACTCAGTACAAGCAAGAATTCCTAGCGGATTTATTCACTGCTGATACTGTATTTGGTACTAAGGTTGTACGTCCTGGTTCAATCCAAGAATTAACTTCATAAGTT